GTGAAAAGAATAATCTTTAGTCAGTATAATGATAATATAAATCAGAATACTATAAGCACTAATCAATATAAGCTAAGGCAGTTTAGAAAATACAGCAATCAATTAGAACAAGCTCAGAGAGAATATGCTGAAAGATGTGATGCTGATTATGTACTACATAAGTTAGATATAACTGACTATGATACATTACAGTTTGAAAAGATACTACAACTAGAGAGATATGCTGAAGAATATGATCAAGTATTATATCTTGATTTTGATGTAGTACCTAATAAAAGAGCAGAGAATATATTTGAGGTCTTTGGAGATACTCTAGCTATGTATCCTCTATTCAGAGATCAACACAAGCATGAACTAAAATGGAACATAGAGCATGATGCATATGATAGGCAGAATGTCTACTGTAAAACCTGTGCAAAGAACTCTATGCTAATACTTGATGATGGTAATATTTCACCTAAGTTATATAATACAGGTGTTACATATGGTAGTAGTGATGCTATAAAGAATTTAAAGTTTGGTCAACAGCTAGATGATATGAAAAAGTTATTAGATGAAACGCTAGATGATTCAATATATCCAGATAACATTACTAAAAATTTCTTTTACAATAATGAAGTGTTTATTACATACTTAGTAGAACGAAATAGCTTACAATGCACCGATATGAATATACATTGGAATTTTATATTAGACGGATTTCAAAACGAAGCAACAGACATAGCATACTTTACTCATCATGTCAACAAAGAGTTTGAGCTTAGCTTTCCTTAGTCTCTCTGTATATCTTACATGCTGCTTCAACAGTAGACATTAAATCTGGCGCCTGTCTAAGCTCTTTCTTTAGTGCTCTATCTTTTACTTCTTTAATAAAGTCAACATTAAACAATTCCATCTTTAACATAAAGAGCTGTTCTTTTTGCGCTTTAGGATCAAAAGGACTAAACAAGGCTCTAACAATAGCTTTATAGATGTTACTATCAATACCTTGATCTAAGTCATATACAAGACCTCTTTTCTTAGCAATAGGTAATACCATATTTTCAAAAGCTGTCACTCGTCTTTCATTATTTACATATGTTTCTTCCATAATTGTATCAGTTGTTGTTAGTTCAAGTAACTCTTTCCATTGAGGGTTATCATCTTTAACTTCAATAATACTTTCTACAACTAATTCACTACCGTCTTCTGCTTCTGTATTTTCTGGATCTCTCCAAATAGCCCTTACAGCATTATATTCACTATTAGTATATTCAGCTGTAACTAACTCGTAACCTAAATTTTTCATTTATTCTTCTCCACACCATGTCTTACATTGCCGCACAGTTCTAGTTTCATCTTCCCATGACTCAGGTAAAGTTTTTTTAAACCACTCACTATTAATTATATCTCTCATATTATTATTATGTATATTATATTTTTCTTTATTATCGTTATATTCTTTCATTACAACTTGAGTGTTTTTTAAATCTTCTTTTCCTTCAACGCTATACTGATATTGTAGATTACCTAGATAGCAGCAAGGATAAACTTGACCGTCTGGATTAACAAGTAACCTATTAATTTGTTGCCATTTACATTTGATATTCATTTACAATCTTACTCTTTTCAAATTTCTGCTCTTTACCATCAGCATCTGTAAAATTAAAAACAAAAGGTCCTCCAGAATCTTTATACCACCTATCAGATGGAGTAAACCAAGATCTAACTGCTCCATGATCTTTTACCATCTCGTGAATTTGATCTAGATAATCCTCATTATGTTTAAACACTATTGTTCTAGTATATATACTGGCCATTGTATTAGACAATGCTTCCATATTATCTAAAACTTTAGATAGGCTTGTATTTCTTCTATAAAATGCATGCATTTCTTGATCTAAACCATCTACAGCAAAGGTTACTCGCAACCTTTTACCTCCTAGTATTCCTAGGTTCCACCACCACTCTTCATCTCTAATAGATCCGTTAGTGTCTATAGTTACATATGCTCTACTATTTTTAAGAATATACTCAACCATTTTTGTTAAGTCTTTATTCATAACTGGATCACCCCAAGTACCACAGAAGTGAAACGACCCGTATTGTATTCTAGGTTTATTTAAATCGTATGCTTTTTTAAATGTATCTAAATCCCATTGAACTAATGGTAACCAATCTGCTTTATCTAATCCATTAGGATTAGTTCTATGACACTTAGGACAAGCAGCATTACAAAATGTAGATATATCTAAGAATACCTGAAGTAAATTTGGGTTATACATTTTATGTTCCTATTATCATATATCTTGTAAAATCACCGAGGTTTAGTTCACCTTTATATATTACATCTAGGTCTGTATACTCCACAAACTCATCAAGGGAATGAGAGCAATTTATATGACAGTTAAGATCAAAGTAGTTATTTGATTGTAATACAATAGCTTTACAGCATCTCATTTGCAGTTCTTCAATAGTAGTTATAACATCTTCTCTATCAATATGTTCTACACTTGTACAAGCAACAACATCAGCATCAGCAAATACATCAGAGTTAGTAAAATCTTCTGTCTTAAATTCTATAGAGCTATCATGATATAATTTTCTGCCAATAATTTCACATATAGGATCTATGTCTGAAGAAACTATATTATTATAATGTTTAGATAGTAGATAAGCAAGCAACCCATTCCAACCACCTGCTATATGAATTAACCCATCATCTTTATACACCTTTGTTAACTCATCTACTAACCATTGCTTACCCTTCCAATGATTAATATCAAGGGAGTCTATAGTATCTTTTATTCTATAGAGATCATTATCCCACACATCATCAGTATACATTGAAGCATTATAAAAGTTTTCTATCAGCTTCAATCCACGATTTAATATCTTGGCTTCCATAATCAACTTCCTCAAAGGTTACGATAGGTGCAGTATTATTACTAGTGTATTTATAGGACTGTATAAGATTAGTATTATGAATATTATAATCAAAACCTTCATGAACTATAAATCTATCAATACCAGCATACTTGCGTAGAAAATAATCTTTCTTACTTGAGTAGAATTTATCCCATAATGAATGTATATAAGGATTATCTGCATCCCACGCTGCTACAGATGAATTTATCCTAACATCAAAGTGATGTTTTCTATCATCTACAACATGAGTTTTATATGAACAATCAACTAATGTAAGTCTTTCCCAGTTAATATCATCTAATATATTCCAAGGATCTGATCTGATATAAACATCAAGATCAAAGAACATTGTTTTACCTTTTAGAGGGAAGTTCTTATTAAACATATATAGTTTATTCCACCAAACTTTCAAGGCTGGTTTAGTAGGAATAGGAATAATGTTTATATTAGGATCTATACCAGAAGGATCATCTGTATAGCAATAGTAATCAAAGTCTTCTCTGACTAATGATTTATATAATGTATTAACATCTTCACTGGAATACTTAGTACCCCACTTAACAAAAATTATATTCATATATTACACTTGGTATATTCTTAAATAATGAGTGTTTGTACTTACTTCTGTACCAGATGGAAATTCTTGAGTACGATAATCATCATTATTAACTAATCGTTGCTCATAAGTTGAATTAACCAGTATAGTATTAGACATACCAGTACCTCTAGCGTTACCAGCACCATTAAATCTATATCTAATCCTTGAACCTACAACTTCAGAAGCGACATGTCTTACACAGTCAAATAATATACTATCAAAGTTAGCTGTAGTATATTCCTGCAAGTTTTTATCAGCATTTCTAATAAAGACAGGTTTGTTATAGCCTACAGCACTTCCAGAATTTGTTCTAAAAAGATAATAGTTAGTTATAGTAGTAGGCTGATCTAGTGCTTCAGGTATAGCACCTGCTGTGTAAGCAGCTGGATTAGCTCTTGTATCTACAAATATGGTACTGGTGCTAATTAAAGTATGTCCGGATAAGGAGTTTGCTGAGTGTACTCGATATGTTCCAGGCTGATCCGAACCGTCTGTTAAAGTATCTATAGCTGGATATATGAATGTATCATACATATCTGTTAAAGTCATAGCTCGTATGTTACCGCTATCATTATAGACTGGAAACCGAACAAGATCAGTATCTGCTAATTCTGTTGTATTCTCATTTGCTTGATCTACATTAGCGTAGTCAACAGTAACTGTTGTAACATTTGGAGTCTCTGATTCTGTGTCATAGTTAGTGACATCTGTAGTAGAAGTTCCGGCTTGTTTACGTGTATCTGAAATACTACCAAGAGATCCACCTGACGCTACTCGAGATAAATCAACAGAAGGATTAGTACCATAGAGATATCTAACCTGACTCTTAATATTGTTTATATCAGTTGTACTCATCTCAATAAGGTTATTAGACCCATCAAGTTTAAGTGGAGTTCTTACAGTCATCTATTAAGCTCCTGCACCATAAAGCGTCTTCACCGCTGTTCCATCACTACTATATATAACCAAGCTTACTACGCTCTCTAACTCATTTTGACCAATAGCATCATCAGCAACTTTTTGCTGTGTAACAGCATTATTAGCAATTGTAGTAGCACCATCTGCAGCAGATGTAACATCACCAGAGTGATTTGGATGCACATAACCAGCTGGTAATCCTACTGTAGTAACGCCAGTAAAATCTACGCTAGTGGTTCCAGTAAGATCTAATTTATTACCATTAAACAATATATTATTACGAGGTCCACTAGCGGAGTCTTGTGCACCTATTGTTATATGAGTAGTTGCATGTCCAGAACCTGATGCACTTATTTTTGTGTGTGTTTCACCATCAGCACTTAAGTATGTGTTCATCACTTCATTACTTAAGACAGACAAGTTTACTGTACCGTCAAGAGTATTTTGGGATGCATCTGTTCTTCTAACTGATATTTCAGCGAAAGACTCTCCGTAAGTATCAAGCGCAATACCGTCGTGACGACCATTAAATTTAATAATACCTATTTCATCACTATCATTAATACCTGAATTCGTACTAGCATTATAAAGCGTTAGCCTAGCAGATCCGGCAGTAGTGCTCTTTGTATTTTCCATAATGATGGCTTCACCAGTACCTGTACCATGCTGTATGAAGATATCATTATTTGATCCTCCTGATCTAATCGTAGTTTCTGAACCATTAGATCTACCTTCAGTAATAAAACTTAGCTCAGTACTAAGAGTAGTTGTACCTACGCCAATTTCTACTCGTCCTGCAAGGTTTGCAGTCCCAGAAGGTTGAGTATCATGAATTAAACCTTTTATATACCCATACTCTTTTTTCAGGGTATCTTCATCATAACCTTGAAATCTATACTTACCTAGTGTATCACCATCTTCAGGATTACCTTCTACGTCAAAAAGAGTGTGCTGAGCAGCATTCCAAGAATTGCCAAATCCACGTTGTGTAATACCACCATTAATATGTGCAGAATCCGACATAGATGGAGTTAAATCTGATAATGTAAGTGTACGAGACGTTACTACAGCATTTGCATCTGTAACATGTCCTAACGTGTCTGTTGTAACATTAAAATCTAAATTTGATATTACACTAGCGCCAGTAAAGTCTGAATCGATATTAATATCATCACCAGGATGAGTCGGATGTGAATAAGCAGCTGGTAAAGTAACTGTCTTAGTATTAGCTCCAGTAACGTGTCCTCTTGCATTTGTTGTAAGAGTGTCAATAGCTGTAAATGAAGCTCCATAAGTAGGTGAAGATGTTGATGTAGTATTTGATCTTGTTATATCAGAGTGATCAATAGTAACAGTTTTATTAGCAGAATCATTTAGACCAAAGTTACCACCTGTAACTAAGTCAGTACCAGCATTAATAGTAATAGTACCAGAATTGATATCATCAGTAACAGCTAATGTACCTGTCTTAGGTCCTGTGAATTCCCACTGATCTGTACTCTCGTTATATTGTAGTTTAGCATTAGTAGCACTACCACGTTCTACTTCAATACCTGATCTTAAAGTGCTTAATGGCGCACCTGTATGATTACTATTCAATACAATTAGGTTATCAGCAATAGCAAGGTTAGTAGTATCAACTGTTGTAGTAGTACCTTTAATTTCTAAGTTACCAGCAACTACTAAATTATTTTCTACAGATAGTTGAGTAAAGTTAGCACTGTCATCTTCTAGAGCGATAGTGTTCATATCACCTACAATACCAGCTTGCCACTTATCTAATGTTTCATTCCATACTAGCTGTGCACTATCTGATGTACCTCTATCAACTGATATTACACCATTCTGAGAAGGTGTTCCAGTATAACCGTCAGCTAGTTTAAATTCATGAGCAGCGATCTTTGTAGCACCACCTACAATAAAATCTCCATCTACATTAAAGTCATTAGTAACAGTTAAGTTATTGCCTATAGTTACATTATCTGGAAGAGATACAACAGCTGAAGATCCTTGACCAGGAGTATGTACTACTGTAATCTCATTAGCTGTTCCTGAAATACCTGACATAAAGTTACCAGAAGTATTTGTACCTAATATAATACCACCAGCTTTTAGTGTTACATGTCCAGTAGATATAGAGAAGTTAGCTGAATCAAATGATGAAATTCCTTTGTTAGTAGTAGACGCATCTTCTCCAGCAACTGTAATAGTGTTGCCAGATACTGTTGTGTCTATACCTTCACCAGCAGCTACTGTAAATGTCTCTCCAAGATTAACTGCATTAGCTGTACCAGAAGAAGCACCAATGTTAATAAAGCTATTGTCTATCTGAGAGTTACCAATTGAAGCAATTGATACTGCTCCTGATGTTATACTAAAGTCTGCAGCAGCGAAAGATGCAACACCTTTGTTAGTTGTTGTAGCATCTTCTCCATCAATCTTAATATTGTTATTTGATACTGTAGTGTTAATACCTTCGCCAGCTTCGAATGTGATTGTATCACCTAGCGTAACTTCATCTGTAGTACCTGTTTCAGCCGCAATCTTTAGAGCCCATCCAGTAGATGTTACATTACCAGTGACATCTAAATCACCACCAATGTCAGTATTACCTGATGCTTGAACTATGCTTGTAGCACCCACACTAAATGTAGTACCATCATATGTTAAGTTAGCATCATCTTCTAATTCACCACCAGTACCAGCAATAACAACTCTGTTATCTGTTAGATCTTCTATCTTAGCTGAAGCTATTGTAGCAGATGTGTTTACATCTAGAGTATTAGATACAGTAACATCATCTGCAGATACAGTGTCAATATTACCTGTACCGTTAACATGTATGTTACGCCATTGCTGAGCATCTGAACCTAGGTCGTATGTGTTGTCTGTATTTGGAATAATATGAGAGTTAACATCAGCTGAGAATACAACGTTATCTGTATTTGCATCACCTAACGTAACTGATCCATTAGAACCAGCTTTCATATTAACAACACCGTCTACAGTAAGAGTACCATCTACTTGTAGGTTACCCCCAATGTCCACATTGCTATGAACGTCTAAATCGCCCTTTATAGTGTTAGTAGCACTAGAGTCTCTCATATGTAACTTAGCAGAATTAATCTGTGTATTGTTAGCTGAGTCTAGTCTTCCATCTAACTCTGCAATTGCAGTTGATACTGTACTAGCAGCAGTACCCATAGCACCTGAAGTTATTGTCCCTAACTCTGCATCATGCTCGTTAATAGCTCCCACAATATCTGAATCAGTAGTTGTTGTGAGATTACCTCTCCAACCTACGTCAGCTGAAACTATGTTCACCTTCTCTTGGAACGTTTTTACTGTATCACTAATGTTTACAATTTGCTTTGGCATATCTTACTTCTCTACTAGTTTTGTCAGTAAATCTTTTATAACACTCATATCATTCTTAAGTTGATCCACGTCAGATTTAAGTTCTCTTTGTTCTTGTTGTTCCAGTTGCTGTCTATGCTTTCTTTCTCTAGCATTGTTAGCCTCTGTACTATTTATATTAATTATAGCACCCGATTTTATATCTCGAACAAGATCTGTATGACCTTCTACTTTCACTCTATTCATATTACACCGTTAATGCTATAACTCTTAGATCACCGAATCTAGGTACCTTTGCGTTGTTTGTTGATCTCATTACTATCTTAACCTGAAACTGATCGAAGTCATTTAATGTTCCGTTAATGCCACCAGGTAGATATCTGTAATCTCTAAAGATAGTTGGATTGTCACTTGCTGGTATTGCTGTCTCAGGAGCTATCAAAGTGTAAGTAGATGTTAATAATTCTCCACCACTATTTGTTCTAAAGTAAACATCGAAGTTACTTGTAGATGGTCTATTAGCAGATAATAATATCTTTAACCCTTTAGCTTTCTCTGACAGTGTTACAGGTTTAGTAACATGCTTAGCTAATGTTGTACCACCGATCGAATTTGTTTCTGCAACGTCATCGAAAGCGTTATTCTCATCAATTCTATTATGAATTGTAGTAAGAGAAGTTCTTTGTAGATCAATCACTGGTGATACATATGAGTTACCTGCTGCTAATTCAAGTTTAATTAAAGCAGAAGGGTTACTAGACATTCTATCTGTTTCGTTACGTGAAGTAGCTAGAAGCTTAGGGTTTTGAAAGTATACGTTCTTATTAAGAGCAATAGGAGTATATTCAGTATCTACTTGTTCAGCTGTTTCGCTACCTGCAGTAGACTTACCTGTTGTTAATCTAGAATATCCATTAATTGATGTAGCAGGAGGTAGTATATTTTCTACACCGACCCTTGCAAGTTCAAACATATGCTGTCTTTCTACAACAAAATCTCCTCCGCCTATTGTAGTGCTTGTTGCATTTGCAGCAACTACAAACTTAAATTCATCACCAGTTACAGCTGTTACAGTATGAACTGCATTTAATTGAACTGTAGGTATACCACCTACTGATACAGCACCTGTAATTTGTACTTTACTTCCTACTATAAATCCATGATCTTGTAAGTATACCTGTACTGTATTTGATGTGTTAGTTGTTCTAATAGTATTAGATGTATTAACATTTGCTGGACCACTATTCTGTAAAACGACAGTTCCGCCAGCAGCAAAGTTAGCACGTACTAGCTTAAATGTTAAGTCTTTAGTTTGATCTGGCTCCCAAGTTTTAGAGTTCTGAGATTTAAATAGTGACCCTAATGTAGCTTGCTTATTTAATTTCTTCTCAGTTGATCCTAAAATAAACTGACCAGCCTCAGCAACATATACGTGGTATTCATTAGAGTCTGATAATAGAACTATACAATAGTCTTCATCACCTGATAGGTACACAGGCTCTTCCAAGGTGAATGTTGTTATTGCTGAACCGTCTTCAGATACTGTAATTGCATCTGGACTCTTAAATGTAGTTGATCCTGGAACAATCTCATCAGAAGAAGGAATACCGTTGACTAATGGTCTTAATTGAGCCACAACCGGTGTTTTACCTATCTCAGGTTTAGATTGGAATCTTACTTCTATCTTAGTAATAAACACTCCAGAAGTTTCAGCTACTGAAAAGGATTGAGCTAGAGGATCTTTACTACAAGTGTTTCTCTGCTTTTTAGAAGCCACAGCTCTTATTCCAGGATGTGGATGTCGACCTACTGGAGGGTTATGTTTAAAAAACTTACCGTTTTTATATACAGTTCCAGGACCAGTAGCAGGTACATGGTTATCGTTAGTATTACTATTACCTGGATAATTAGTACCTTGAATAATACCTACAACTGTTGTCTTTGTAGTAACTTCTAGATCTACTGACCTAGTAGATAAAACTGTTTGCTGTCTGTGAACCATTACACCTTGAGCATAGTACTTAGCAGTTGCAATAGATGTACACGCATCTTCATCATTACTACTAATATCAAGCAATGAGAACGCTTTATCACCAGATGTAAATTTTATATCTTTTGTATTAGGTAAGAAGAAAGAACCTGATAAAGCACCATCAGCATTTGTTTGTAATACAGGTGTAGGTGTATCTGGGTGTTGAGTTAAAGTGTTATATCCAGAACCATAGTCTTGATTAGTAGCAGATGCTCGTTGGAATGTTTCTTCTTTAACCCAAGAACCTACTGACTTTAATCCAAAGAATGGATAATGTCTCGTATTAGGTTTTAAGCCTTGTGCTTTAAAGAATATCTTACGTGTTCTCATATACGGTAAGAATGCACGGCTTACTTCTACACCTTCTTCATCTATAAACGTGGTACTAGTTTTAATTCCAGATATTTTTATCTCTTTATCAGATCGTTTTATTTGATTTCCAGATGTAAAGTTACTACCTGTATTGCTTCCGAGAGATTCTCCAACAGTAAGATCTTTCTTTACTCCAGACCAGTTAAAGCTCCAGTCATTCCAGACTTTACCTTTTACAGCTCCTTGAACGAAACCACCATCAACAACAATAGGTTCAGTAAATTCTGTATCAAACCATTCATCTGAAGTAGGAGATAACTCCATGAAACCTCTTTTTAAGACAACTGAGAACGGATTAACATTTTCTATACCTGTAATAAATTCATTAGATAGATAATCTACATTATCATAATCTAACATAATGTTATCACCTTCTATGTGAACATTGAAGTTATCTGTAGCATCACTATCATAGTATAGGTTAGTGTTTCTAGCACTGAATTGAGGTCTCATATTTTGTAGTAGAGGATCAATAGCTGATTTAGATTCAGGGCTTATAGTAAATGTTCTTGTTTGATCTCCAAAGTTATCTACAAAGAAACCTGACTTAGTACGACTTAATCCATTAGCATCAAATATCTCAAAATTAGATGTTTCTAATTCTAATAATGATAGAGCTGTAGTTTCTTCTAGATTAGATATACGTTGTTCTATTTTACCAATATCAGCCATAGTAAATCTCTTATAAGAAAGCTGTTCACTGTTGACATCATTATCATCTAGTACATAAGGATTCATAACAACATTAAATAGATCTAGAGTATTTTCAGGTGATTTAGGTAGTTCAGGTACAATAGCAGCATTACCTTTTATTACCTGTAAAGCTCCATCATTACCTATAACTACTTTAGCAGCTTGAGCTTGATAGTAATTTACATCTAAAGTAATAAGATCAGTAGGTCTTGGTAGCTCATTAATTCTTGATCCGGAACCGAAAGTACCATCTGCAGCAACTACAGGTCTAAAATCAATTACATTACGCAGATTAATTATATCACCGTTGGACCTAGTAAAGTTAGGAATGTCTTCATAATCAACCTGACCAGTATAGGAGTTAACCGCAAAGAAGTCTCCGCCTGATCCATGCTCAAAATATTTGTATTTAACAAAAAGAGTTGTAGGAGGAGTGCTACCTGTAACTAGGTTTAATTTACCATTAGCATAGAAGTTATCTCTTTGTCCATTATCAGTTTCAAATATAGACGATTTATCTTCACCAGCAGAATCTGTTTCAGAAATTATTTCAAATGAGAAGATATCTGGCTTATCAAAAGTATAACCTGTAACATTATTACTGCCGTCACTATCAGCATCTGTAGCTGTAGTAAAGGATTGAGTTCGCTCAGTTAATGTTTTAGTTCTTACTGTACCTGCTGACTTATTAACATAAGCAAGTACTTCATAAGAAGATTGATTAGGAGCAAGGTCTGTAAGGTTTACAGTGTCTGCACTAACACTTGTTATAGTTGGAGACTCTTCAATATCTGAGTCTGCTGCACCCATAACCCATAAACTTAAATCTGCAAATGCTTCACCGTTAGCTGGAACTGATAAAGAACCATTACCTGAAGCACCTGTATCTGGTATTGTAAACCTTCTTTGTACTCTAAGAGAAATATCTGATATAGACTGAGGTCTAGTGTTAGGTAATTCAAATAATAGAGAACTGTTAGCAGCATCTTTTAAAACTGCTTTACTCACTTCTAAGACTAGGTTAAAGAAGTTTGTACTAGATGTACCAATTGACTTAACATCAGAGAAATTCTGACCTGAATTCATTTTAATATCGAATAGATATAATCTATAGTTAGAGTTATCTTCTTCTACATGTCGTACTCTTGCTGTACCAATTGTCGATCCACCATGAGTTACAGCAGAACGTAAATCCATAACCTGTAGTTCATTGATATTAGGTAAACCTTTATTACCGTTAACTAAAATATAACTACCATAGTTAGCCGCGACTACTTCATTATTTGCTGTTACTGTAGCGCGAGGCTTAGAAACAACTATAGCAGTTTGACCAGCAGTAGCAACTCTATATCCATCAACGTAGCCTATACCTGGACTTACTATGTAGTTTAGTTTGCTTGTATCAGAATCGTTAGTTTCAAATTCAAGTTCAAAAGGTTTTACTATGTAATCGCCAGACTCTTCTTTTGTACGTCGTGCTAATGTATCACCTATTCTATTATAGCCATCCATAGCGCCTACTTGAGACTGAACAAAACCTGATACTATGTTTACTACTTCAATAAAGTTTTCATCTGAATCTACATCTGCTTTATTAGCAAGTGTTAATTTTATTCTATATCGATCAGCACCTGGAGATGCTAGGTTAGGCGTAGCGCCTTGATTATCAAACAGAGCTGAATTATCTGAAGATGTAACAACATCTTGAGTAACTATGAAACCTAATCTAACATCTGGATTGGTTGTATACTTAGATATAATTAAAGATTGCTCTTTAGCAAAGACAAAGTGTTCTTGAGCAAAGAAATCACCTGCATGAATAGAAGCTTTAGTACCTTGTCCAACTGCTGGATTTGAAACTGTGTTAGTTCCTTGAACAGTTAAGTTAAAAGATGTACTAGATATACCTTCACCGGCTAAGACTCTTACAGAGCTTGAGTTAGCAGATGTTTCAGTAGCAGATTTTGTATCTGTATATGTTACATATATTGTAGCTGGATCACTTGAAGTTGCAGCTAATACTTCAATTACTTTAAATTTAATATTACTATCAGAAGTAAACTCTACTCCGACTATATCTGTTATAACAGGTGGAAGAGGAAGAACAGTTGTGTCTAATTTAATAAACTCATACTCATTATTTACTGTAACTCCGCCAGGGTTTACAGCTGCACCTTCTTTAAAAATGTGAGAGCCAAGTCTACTAAGCTCCCTTTGCATGATTGTTTGTAACTGAGTAAGCTCACGAGCTTGCAATGCACGGCCACTATTAAATAGAATCCTGTGGAAGTTGTCGCTGTCTTTAAAATCATCTCTGTAAGTAGATGAGAATATTTCGGATGTAAATGCTTTTACCATATTAGTCTTCCATTAAAGTTGGATAATAATTTTTATATCTTCTGTTTGATCTGCTGATCTTTGTATTGCTGCTCTATTATCTATATACATTACTTCACCTGAGTTTGGATCTACATCACCATTTAAATAAGCATACGAATCAGCATCCGCTCCTGTATTCAATAATATACCAGCTCCATTTCCATCTATTTCACTTACTGTCTCACCTTCAGTAAAAGCAGTAAATTGAGTATCTGAATCTTGTATATACCAAACAGAAGCTGAATCAGCTTTTACTACGTAAGCTCTAGCTAGTGAAGATACACCTTCTATAGTTTTATCTGCAGAGAAAGCTGCTGACGGTGCACTGTTAAAGTTCATTCTACGCAGTGCATTACCTGTTACTCCAGTGTAGTTAGCACTACTATCAGGAAGCTCAATATTCTTAATTAGTGTAACTTGTCTAAAGTCGTTATTAACAACCCAATTTGATCCTTCATCACCATCTGGTTTAGATGTAAACATCATAGCTGTTGCTTTAAGATCATCTCTAGGATCAGCTCCAAACCCAGCTGCAGGTCCTATAATAGGTCTTGCTGTAGCGCCAGTACCATTACCACCAGTAATTGATACATGAGCGTATGTGTATAATGATCCATGAGCTTTTGCTCCATCTGAATCTTTTACATTAATTTTAGTAACAGCTCCGCCGTTAATTGTAGCAGTACCTTTTGCTTCTGTACCATTACCTACTATAGTAACAGTTGGTACTGTTGTATATCCTGAACCACCACCTGTAACTTGATATCCAACTACTTCTCCGCCAATAGCAGCATTTTGAATACCTACTTGCTCAACATGATCAGCAGGTGAGGATGAATCAAACAATCCAAACTTAGTTACTGGCATAAAGTTAGCAGCTAAGAATTGTGATGCTCTTAAAGCACCAACTGAATATAAGAATTTCCAAACATAACCGTCTGCTGTTTCGAATGCTGTAGTTAATGTACCAGTAGGTTTAACTGTAGATGTAACAGATTGTCCAGTAGCAGCTAGTCCTGCTTCTAAACAAACATAAACATTGTTTTCGTCTGTAATAACATAAAAACTATTTGTTGGATGCCCTGTAGAGTTATCATTATACCCTTGATATATTGCTCCTAAAGACCAGGTATATCTTGGTATAACAAATGAATGAGCTTCTACATTTTTTACAGCTGTCATGTTATATTGAGCGTCTCGAATAGTTCGAATCGTATTAGATGGAGTAGGTGCTGTATCAGCGCTATCCCAATCAATAGGTCTACCTACACTAACATAATAGCTATTAGCGGCGCTATCAATATCCTTTTGTAGGCTTAAAAGAATCTCTTTTTTGAATCTATCTGTAATAATTGCTGGCATGTTATATCTCTTATGCTGTTATATAGTATAGTGCTGCTGCATCGCTTGATGTGTACAGTTTAGGCATCATTAGCATCCACCCATCTGTATTATCAACCCACACACAGTTAACTATACCGTATTGTTTTACTGTAAAGCTAGTACCGTTAAAGAATGTTGTAGGAGTTACGGTAACAGCTCCTGTAGCTCGGTTAACAAACGTTTTTGTCTGTCCTACTTCTGTACCGTTAGCTAATGTAGCAGTAGAAGCAGCGTTTAAATTAAATATAGACATTGTTCGTGCTAAACTAATAGCTTGAGCATTAGCGTTAACTGTTTCAGATTTATATGTTACACCTGTCTGTATTTCAACTAGACCTGTACCAGTACCTGACAATCCTAAACTAACATTAGTGTCTGTACCTACTGCTGCAACCTGAGGAACTCCTGTTGTAGCTGCGTTACTAATCTGAATCTCATTTACAGCAGAAGCTGTAGGAGCTAGTTTTATTATTTCTGCACCATTAACATCATTTATTGTTGATAAAATATTCGGAGCAGATATAATAGGGGTAGTTAATGTTTTATTAGTTAACGTTTGAGTATGATCATTAAATACGAATGTATCACTGTCTGTTAGAAGAGGTAGATTAACATTTCTGTCTGCAGCTAATTCTTTAACTGTAAATACATACTGATGATCTAAACTTGTATCATTAATCTGAGGTAAAGTTAAAATAGGATCTGTTAAAGTTTTATTAACAAGAGTCTGAGAACTACCAACAAGAGCAACAACACCACTTTGATTAGGAAGATCAATCTCAACTTTAGCTGAACCTTCAATAAATCCTAATACTGTATTATGTGTTAGTCCGTTATAGACTAATCCACTATCTGCTAAAGACATCTTTGAGGTAACCTGAGCACTGTCACCACCTAAAAGTTGGTACAATTCTCCAAAGTTATCATTTATTTTACCGGCAGCGATCCTGAGCGTATCGCCTGTACCATCATTGGCTGTAGTGCCTTTATTAATGTTTTGTCTTGCCATTGCTAAGTCCGTATCTGTGGTTAGTTTTATTTATAATGGTTATTATGCTGAATCTGAATCATAGTAAGTATATTTAACTTCATCCATAGTATCGAATACTTCTCTATCTTGACTAAATCTCTGAACTCTACCGTCTAGTCCAGCTGAATCTTCATCCATAGTTGGGCTAGTAGTACTAATAAGCTCTCTAATTGAATCGTAGTTGCGATCGATCTCTGATAATGGTATATCTTGAATAGCTGAAATTGCTTCTGGTAGACCTATTCTTAGTTTACCATAAGTGCCTCTACCATCTGAATCTACCTCACCAGTTAAGTCTGTTACTAGTAATGGTGTATCTAGTGTAGCTTCACCTTGTACAACAGGAATAACATTTGCTTTAACAAAGTCTGGCATAATACCGAGATTAAAATTACCTGTCTCTTCAAGTAATACTTGACCTCCAAAGTACATACCTGCTGGATGAACAAATAACTTATAAGCTTCTTTCCATTGAGATATAGGAATGTCAGCTTTTATTAGTATAGCAAATACTTGATATAGTTTATCATCTGTTATATACTTTTGAGACTCTGGACCAATACGTGATGTGTCTTCACCTATCATAAACCTGTCTTCTTTTGTATATCTTACATCAGGTGTAACTCCAAAGAAAGTTCTAAAGAACTGTTGTATAGAATATAGAGTACCTTTTGATCTGTAAAGATTGTTAGAGAATTTAGCAGCCGCTCTTTTGTTACTAAAGCCTTCGAAATAAGACTGACCAAGAAGCAGCTCATCTTCTATAAAAGATAAAAGAGATAAATCATTAGCTGTAATATCTCTTGCTGTAATAATGTCATGTACCAATCTAGCGGGAGATTGATCTGAATCTTCAAATTGATTATACAACTCAAGCATTTTAACAAGTTTAGGATAATCTTCTAAAAAGTAATCCGGAAGGACTTGCTCTACTAGATGATGATCAGTAAACCTATAATCTCTACGTAGGTTATCTTTTAATGTATAATCTCTGGGCATTTTATACTGACTCTACTATTACTGCTGATGAGAATGATGGATCTTCATCAAATGTAAGTATATCTTCTCTTTGAGGGGATATAGCACTTTGATTAGCAGGGATAGCTTTTATCTTAATAAAGTTAACACCTCCTATAACACTGGATGGTTTAAACCCAACTAAGAATAATTCTCCACTAGCAGGGTCATATGAGCCTACGTTATCTACTATAACAGATGAACCATCTAAAGTAACAATTTGTAATTTAGTGCTTTTTAGTTTATTTCTTATTTTACCAGCTCTATTATCAATATTAAAAGGAGAACTATCTATAATATAATTCTCATCATCTGCTGCTTGTATAGAGACAGGAAACCTTAATGTAAAATCATTCTGAGCATCTAGCCTAGGAATAATTCTTTGCTGCATTTTTACTTCCATACGAGATGATAGTACAGCTGGAGACACATCATCTACAAGAGTTAAGATGTTTGAACGTCTAAAGGCTTGACTGAACTTACCTGTGTTTGAACTAAAGTATTCTCTAACCACAGTATTAACAGAATCTGTAATACTATTAAGAGATAGAGTTGTAAGCTTTGGATTAAACTGGAAGAAGGTATTAGCTTCAATAAATGTTGTTATAGGGTCTAAGAATCTTAATTTAAACGAAACAATAGCTAACTGGTTTACTAAGTCTTGTATACTATTCTTTGTTGTTGTTTTAGTAGCTGGTAGCACATCATCTTCAAATACAATAGACATGTATACAGCTCCAAACTCAGGCTTAAGAGCATTCTCTCCTCCAAAAGATTTAATATCTTTAATAAGAGTAGAGAAGTTTCTAAGAACTAATGATGAATAGTCATCAGCTGTAACCATTCTATTCTGAGTAGCATATTGGAATGGAGCGTTTGTTCTAATAGACTGCTCTGATTCTTTTACATCACCACCAAGAGAGTTAGTAACTGTCTGTGCTACAATCTCATATCCAGTACCACCTACGTTTACTTGAGTTATAGGATTAAATATAGTACCGTCATTAGCAACTGGACCTGATGCTGAAAGATAATCTACTTCTATTTTATAACCTGCCTTTGGAGTAACACCGAATGTAACTCCGTCTCCAAATGATAGTTCAAAGAACTCATTAGGAGACTCTTTTAAGATATAAAGTGCTGTAGCAGAATTAATAAGAGTAGCTTGTTTAATATTCTGATATGTAGTAAACGCTATAGATGTAGGTGATTCATATACTCTAATCACAGCTGTGTCTATGTCCATATTTTTATCTGGTATAATATATAATGCATCTTGAGACTCAGCATCAGCAATAAATGTTTTTGTTTTCTGAGTACCTTCAAATATGTCTATATTTACTGATCCTGTAGCAGTTTTAAATTGATAGATTCCAGATCCATCATCAGTTGCTGTAACAGTATCTCTTGTTTGAAAAGAATAAGATACATCATCTATTGAGCTTTCAAATACCACTCCAGGCGCTAATGAAACTGTAGTTGGTCTTTGTACTAATGATGATAGGTTTACAGAAAAGTTAACTGTAGCCCTTGCTGCTGTTCTAGACTTTGGAACATAACCAATACCTTCAGCTAACGACACGAGAGAGCTTCTCAGCTGCGCAGTCCCAAGGAATGACTCGTTCAAAGCGAAGTTAGCGATAAGTCCATTATAGTGAGTGTTATAGGCTAGTACATCTAGTATATTAGACAGTCCAGATGCTTCGAAGTTATAGTCAGCAAACTCATCTTGTTGAGCTAAGAATGTCTTCAAGTTATTTTTAATCGACGTAAAGTCTAGGTTTGTTGACTTAATTGTAGTTGCCATTATCTTAGCCTCGATAGGTT